CCCTACGCAAGAGAACGTGCTATCTGTTCTCAATGTTTTACCAAAAGAGTTTGCTTTGGAGAAATATATCGACTATGAAACACAATTTGAGAAGGCGTACTTAGAGCCGCTCAAGATTATTGTGAACACTTTTGGATGGAGTGCCGAACCAGTTTCATCACTAAAAGGATTTTTCACATGAGTACAATACCACAAGAATATTTAATTCCAAGATCACAAGAAGATTTTGGATTCACCGCAGTCGATGAAGGAGACTTAACTCCTTCATACGATCCTAACACATTAGAAACAGAAGTAATTCGCACTCAAGTAGGCGCGTCTGCTGAAGGCGTTGCTCGACTTGAATCTAAGATAGATACTATTTTAGATTTATACAACAATGGTAAATTAGGTTTAGATGCTGATCGTGCAAAGATGTTAACCGATGTTAAATCTAATCTTACACAACTAGAACAATTAGTTGTGCCATTGTTAGTCAATTTGATGAAGAACCCTGAAAAGGAATACATTTACTGGCCTAATCGTAAAGAAAAAATTCAGGAACAAATTGACAGGGTGCTTAAACTCACTAGAGGTTAACTATGTTATTTGCGATCCTTACTTTACTGTGCGCGTTAAGCGTATCAGGCATAGCCGCTTACTATTCCGTTATAGGTCTTATAGCGATATTTTCTGCCGCCCCAATTCCAATTGCAATTATGGGTGGCACACTCGAAGCGGCTAAACTTGTTGTCGCGTCATGGGTATATAAAAATTGGGATGTTGCGCCCAAACTGTTGAAGTATTATTTTGTTTGTGCTATAATTGTATTAATGTTCATTACGTCATTGGGCATCTTTGGCTTTTTGTCAAAGGCGCACAGCGATCAAAGTCTTGCCACGGGTGATGCAATATCGAAGTTAGAAATTATTGATGATAAGATTCGTGTAGCAAAGGATACGATTGATGCAAACCGTAAGGTACTTAAACAATTGGATGAAAGTGTGGACCAGATTATGGCACGAAGCACTTCAGAAGAAGGTGCCAGAAGGGCGAATGGTTTGCGTGTTTCTCAGAAAGCAGAGAGAAACCGTATCGCTAACGAAAACGAAGCCCAACAAAAAATTGTTGCTAAACTCAATGAAGATAGACAGCCATTCGCTACGGAAGTACGAAAAGTTGAATCTGAGGTAGGACCACTCAAGTATATTGCCGCAATGATATATGATGAGCAAGTCACACAGACTATGCTTGAACAAGCAGTACGATGGGTAATTATTTTAATCGTTTTAGTTTTTGATCCGCTTGCAGTTTTGCTTGTCATCGCAGGTAACTTTTCATTAAGACAAGCAAGAGAAGGAAGAGAAAATCTAGAACCAATTCTGCCATTCATGACAAACGTAGATGAAACTCCTACGAAAAAAGAATTAGAAGAGACAGAGTACGAAGTAAAAGAAAAGATTGATGTAACGTCTTTTGATCCCGTGCCAATGAATAAAGATGAGATAGAAAAAGTTTCTGAAGTTCGCCGTACACAAAAATATCCATTAGAGAAGTAACATTATGAAAATTGGTTTTAATTGTTCATCATTTGATTTGTTTCATGCTGGTCATGTGACAATGCTAAAGATGGAAAAAAAGTTGTGTGATTATTTGATTGTTGCATTACAGGTCGACCCTACTGTGGATAGACCTAGCACAAAAAACAAGCCTGTGCAATCGGTATATGAAAGATATGTTCAATTGCAGGCATGTAAGTATGTGGATGAAATTCTTGTGTATCATACCGAAGAAGACTTAGCCAATCTGATTATGACGCAAACGATGCACATAAGGTTTCTTGGTGAAGAATATAAAAATAAAGACTTTACTGGTAAACAATATTGCATTGAAAACGGAATTGAGTTATACTATCATGTACGGAATCATAGTTATAGTACATCAGAACTCCGTCAACGTACATATGAGTTAGAATTGCAGAAGAAAAGCGAACCTGATGTTACTGAGTATGAACAACATTCGCCAAAGTT